ACAGTTGAATACTTAGTAGTGGCTGGTGGTGCTAGTGGTGGCGGTAAAACAAGCGAATGTTCTGGCGGCGGTGGAGCAGGTGGATATAGAACTGATGTAGGGTTTGCAGTTGCAACCGGTATTGCAATTACAGTTACCGTGGGTGCAGGAGGTGCAGTCCCTTCTAATAATTATGGGACAAGTGGTAATAATTCGGTATTTTCGTCAATTACCTCAACTGGCGGCGGCGGCGGTGGTATAGGTATAGTCGCGGGATCACGTAATGGTCGGCCGGGTGGTTCTGGCGGCGGCGCTGCTGAATCTGCTGGAGTGATTGGATCTGGAAACACACCTAGTACAAGTCCAAGCCAAGGCAATAATGGTGGGAGTGGATTAGGAACGGCTGGCTCAACTGAAAATGGTGGTGGTGGAGGTGGAGGTGCAAGTGCCGTAGGATCAAATTGTTTTGGTGCTCAATATAACGGGGGCAATGGCGGTAATGGATCAACATCATCAATTAGTGGTTCCGCTATAACGTACGCTGGTGGTGGTGGTGGTGGAAGCACAAGCGAAATTGGAACACAAAGTAGTGGTGGTTCTGGCGGCGGGGGGGCAGGAAATTATGGTAGTGGACGTTCGCCTACGGCAGGAACAGCAAATACTGGTGGTGGAGGCGGCGGTGCTGAAGGATCAGGTGCGGCAGGCGGTAGTGGTGTAGTCATTATTCGCTATGCAGACACCTATCCCGCCGCCACTGCAACAACTGGCTCACCAACCATCACAGTTGCCGGTGGATACAGAGTTTACAAGTGGACAGGCTCTGGAACAATTACTTTCTAAAAATATCATGGCACATTTTGCAAAACTTGATGACACAAACACAGTGCTGGAAGTGCATTGCCTACACAACAACGAACTGTTAGACAACGGCGTTGAAAGCGAAGCAAAAGGCATTGCGTTTTTAACCGATTGGAGTGGTGGCTACACCAACTGGAAACAAACCAGCTACAACGCCACATTCCGTAAAAACTACGCTGGCGCAGGGTTTACTTATGACGCAACCCGAGATGCCTTTATAGCGCCAAAACCATTTTCAAGCTGGCTATTAGATAAAGAATCTTGCCAATGGATACCACCCGTTGCATATCCCACTGACGGCAAAAAGTACCGCTGGGATGAATCAATTATTGCGTGGGTAGAAACATGACAGAAACTGAAGCCAGGCTAAACAGCCACGAAGCACTTTGTGCTGAAAGATACGCCCAAATCAATGCTCGGTTAAAACGATTAGAAGGCATCCTGATTAAAACTGCGGGAGTACTTATTTTTAGTATGTCTGCCATTGTTTATGCCAGCCTTACATTGCATCGTTGATTGTGGATTTCTTTGAAATCTTGGCAAAGGCTTGGCCCATCCTGCTGGCAATCATCACGCTGATTATTGTTTTGGCAAAGTTAGATTTACGGGTGGCTGTTTTGGAAGAGAAGATCAAAACGCTGTTTGAAATGTGGAATAAAAAATGATTGACGTAACCAAAGCCATTGGAGCAGTCGCAGCCAGCATTGCAGCCATTGGCGGCGGTTACACGTTGGCAGACAAATTTGGTTGGTTTGATCGGGCTATTCTTGAGTGGTCACCAGAGCATTTTAAGATTACAGCAGCGGCAGGGCAGCCTATCAATGTGACAGTGGCTCGAATCAAAAAACGTGATGACTGCTCAGTGGAAAGTTTCACGCCAAGCATCAGGGATGCCGCTGGCATGGTGCATGAGGCAACGACAACAGCAAGCAAATTCAGCGGCCCAGCAGGGCCAACGATTGACACGTTTACATACCAGCTTACGATGGTGAAAAAAGAAAAAATTGCACCGGGCACAGCCACACTGCTGGCAACGATCAAGTACAAATGCCCGGAGGGTGAGCGTGTGGTTCAATACCCCCGCCATGCTAATTTGAGTTTTGATTTAAAAGGGTGACCATGATTCCAATAGTTGCATCACTCCTCGGTACATTGGCTCAGAACGGGCTGGGCCTTTTGTCATCTGCGCTTCAAGCAAAAGGCAAAGAAGTTGTCGAAAACGCTTTTGGCGTTAAGATTTCAGACAACCCTAGCCCAGAGGAAGTTACCAAATTACGCCAGTTGCAGTACGATCACGAAGAAAGGTTGATTGAACTTGGGATTATGAAAGCCCAAGCCGAGTTGGAGGAGCTAAAAGTTTTTGCTTTAGCTTCCCAGAACGAGGATAACAACGTCTCAGACCGCTGGAAAGCGGACATGAGCAGTGACTCTTGGCTGTCCAAGAATATTCGCCCTATGAGCCTTGTAGCCATCTTCGTGGGGTACTTTATCTTTGCCATGATGTCCGCATTCGGCTTGAACGCTAACGAGTCTTACGTTGAACTGCTTGGCCAGTGGGGAATGCTGATCATGGGTGCCTACTTTGGTGGCCGAACAATTGAGAAGCTGGCCGACATGAGGAGCAGAAAATGAGTCTTTCACAAGAACAAGCCGCTTTTCTTCTGGATGCCTGCAAACTCATACAGCACGCCACTGAGCAAGGTTTTATGGTTACTGGCGGGGAGTTGTCACGCACACCCGAACAGCAAGCTATTTATTTTAAAACAGGCCGTTCTAAAACAATGAATTCCATCCATCTAAAGCGCTGCGCCATAGACTTGAATTTTTTTAAGGATGGCAATATTATTTGGGACAAAACAATCCTTGCTCCTCTTGGTGCATATTGGGAAACTCTGCATCCTAAAAACCGATGGGGCGGCAATTTCAAATCTTTGGTAGATTGCCCGCACTTTGAGCGTGGGTAAAAAGGCTTCGGTACGCTTAAAGCGTCATGGGTGTGGGCAATCATCAGGAATAAACGCCAAACAATGCACAGATGTGTACTTGTTTTTCCAAGCAATCCAGCGATCAATGTAAACGTCAGGCATCAAAGATAAAGATCGATTTATTTGTGATACATCAACATCCAGCAGCACCGCTATTTCACGGGGGGTAAGCCCGTCAGGTGATTGCGCCAAAGCGTCACGTATGCGTTTAGACAATACTGTAATAGTCATATTTTAAAACGGTGCGTCCTCATAATTTTCTGGGTTTATTGGAATTGGTTTGCTAGGCTTTGCTGGCGGCAATTGAGTAGGAAAAGGCCAGTTAGTCATAGCATCCCCCAGACATAACCCGCCAAGCCAGCAACGCCAACCAATGCAAGCAGTATCACAATTATGTGAGCAATTAAATATGCCCACATAATTAATTCATAATCGTCGTTATCATTCATAGCGCTATCAACACTCTTTGCCAAGAGCCGTTTGATGTTTGCCTGCGCTCACCAGTGTCCATTACCAATCCTTTGCGGATAAGCGCTGCTGGCCTGGGCGTAATGCTGTTAATTCGGATGTGCGGCAAAGCCTGCTCAAGCTGTTCAGCAATGCAGCCATTTTTATATCGGCGAATAACTTTAAGTACCTCGGCCTCCATAGCAGACGGATCACGCATTGCTATGTGGCTAGTGTCTGGATCGGTGTGTCGTGCGTACATGATTACTCCTCAAAATGATAAATCGTCTTCGTCTTTGGGCAAGCCTTGATATTCTTTTGGCTTTGGATCATTGATAAATGCCCAGCCATCCCAGCCGCCTTCCTTTAACGGGATAACGTCAATTTTTACCATATCGCCCCGCTGGGTTTGAATGATGCTGCCAACTCGTTGATAGCGATTCTTTTTTTCACCTTTGCTGTTGGTGTATGTGCCCACAATAGTGCTAAGTTCTTTTATGATTGATGACATTATTTGCTTTCAAGTTGGTGTATGTGCCCACAATAGTGTATAGTTAATTAAAAATTGATAACTGATTTCTACCTCGGCCAAAAACGCAATGATTTCTTTGTTTAAATCATCAATGAATTTTTGATCACGCTGCACCCGTTTGACAAACAATTGCGCTTTAACAGGCATCCTAGAATCAAACACCGCATAATCACACCAAGCCCGTCCTGTACAGGCCATCTGCATCTGCATTTGAGTAACGTAATTGCTAGGCACCTTGCCCGTTAACAGAGTGTCAATCATGATGGAAGTGTTGGGACACTTAATCTCAACCAGCCCATCATGCCCCACCAAGCCGTCAGGACTAGCCCCGGCACGCTCAATCGTAGGATGCTGTACAAAGCCTACAGTGTCAACCCAAACGCCACTGTGGGCTTCGTACGCTGCTCTTGCAAACGGCTCTTGATCTACGCCCCATTGCATTGCTGCGCTGCTAAACGATTCGCCTTTTGTGTTAGTCAATCGCTCCAGCACCAATTGGGCAGACAAATTACTCCTAGCTGCGCTGCCTTTTTTTGTCAGTACATCTGCCGCCCTGCTTGCTGTTACTTTGCCTAGCCTGGCGGCAAACCATTCGTCTGTGCCTTGTTGCATCACAATTCCTTTTTACGTTTGTCTTTTGCTTCAATCAATATTGTTTTGTCAGCATCATTAGTAACCGCTGCCAAAGCCAATGTGAAACTTTTTCGCAATTCTTCGCTTGTTGCGCAAACCTCAAAATCATCAAGCCAAAATTGCAAAGCTGATTCCGCAGGCGCATCCAGATGCAAATCGCCCTTGTGCCACAACTCAAGTGCAGCACCAAATCGCATTGCAGCATTTCGCAAAGCATCACCAATGATTTCTTTGATAGCGTCACCGCCCTGCTTGTTGCCAGCGTGCCCGTAGCCAAGCCTAGTAACACCGCACACTGTAAGCCGTATCCACATACCGCCCAGATCGTCCATGACAGGCAAGCCGTGGGGACTCATTGCTAACGGCTCCCATGTCCAGCCAGGGTCAACGTCCAACAGTCTGTCAGTCAAAGCCGCATGGCCCACATAGGCTAATTTTGTACCGCCTTTTGGCAAGTAGCTAATTTGATGATCGGGAAATGGTTTCCTTAAATCTTGTAAATTGTTCATGTCGATTCCTTTATGTCATCTACGTAAGTAATGGCAAGCAGTTTTTGAATCATGTCCTCTAGTTTGTTAATCTTTTCTTGAGCATCGACACGCACTTTTGCTTGCTGAGTTTTCAAAGTCTCAATTTTGCTGGCAACCATTTCGTCGTGCGACAAAATCATGTCCACCGTAATGGTGGCTTCGCCCACGTAAGTCCAGCCTCCTGCCCTCATATCGGCGCTACAGAACGCCAACGAGTCAATAACCTTGTCGCCCTGCAAGTCTTCAGGGCTTAACCTACTGTACTCAGGCAACCAGGCTTTCGTGGTTCCAATAATCTTTTTCATGTATTTTCCTTATGCATAATTTCAATTTCCAATTGTTTGCAACGATCAGTAGCGTTGTCCAGCAAGCAGGACATTTCTCGCAATGCGCTGATTAACATACCATTCTCAAATGCCAGCCTGTCAGCAGGGTTAGCCCCGGCATAGGCACGATTGGCAATCTTGTTTATTTCTTCAATGGTTGCGTCAATTTTCATAATTGCACCTTTTTTGTTTTAAATCCTCTGTGCGTAAAGCATTGAACATTGCCATCAGCAAGTAGCCGCCAGCCTGCGTTTTCTCCACATAGCTGCTGCGCTGCTGCCTCAAACCTAGCCTGGCGCTCCTGCTCAGTTTTAGCTGCCTTGTAAGCCGCCACAGCATCTTGCGCTGCCTCGATCTCGCTAGGCCAGTCTAAATAGTGGCTAGTGCCCAGCACCAGGGCCACCAAAGCCGCTGCCAGCCAGTTCATGCTTCACCTCGCTCAAATGCAGCATTCTTGATCTGGTCTTCCAGATCGCTCAGTGCCTCTTCCTCAATCGTTTCAGCCAGATCGCCAAGCACCTCGCTGATATCCACGCCTTCCACCAAGGCCCAGATCAGCTCAACGGCAGCAGCGCAACCAGGGTCATTGAAGGTGGCGCGTTCTTCTGCTTCAAAAGCCAAGTAGCAGTCCAGCACTAAGCCGCCAGCAGTCTCAAAGCGGTGGTTGCACAGACCCTTGAGGTCTTCCTTGGTTGGCTTGTAGCCAGTTGTCCAGATGGGAGTTTTGCTCATGATGTTCTTTCTGGGGCCGTAGCCCCGTAAGTTAAATTAACGGTAAAAATACAAAGCTGCGTTTTGTTCGGCTGCTCGTGCGGTATGCCCGTAGTAGCAGTGGCCGCTAATTCCTTCAACACACCAATCGCAGCAGCCTGCCGCAATTTGCTGTTCAAGGTTCATGTCGTTGAAATCAGGGTTGTGAATTTCGTATGCTTTTGTCATGATGTTTCCTAAAAATACCCCTGACGGAATTGCTGGGGATTGACGCTAAGTATAAGCGTTTTCTTAACGCTACAAGCCCTTTTTTAACTTATTTTTATACAGAATTGTTATATAAAACGCAAAAAACACAACTTTAATGTATATAAGATGTTAAGGAAAAGGTATAAAATGCGCGGATGCAAACCCTTGAACAATTGAAAAAAGCGCACGATGCAACCTTGGCAACGGCTATCCAGAAAGCAGGCAGCAAGTCAGCCTTGGCCCGTCTGCTGGGCGTGACACCGCCTGCTGTAGCGCAATGGCGCAAGATGCCAAACGCAAGGCTGGCGCAGCTACAGGCAAGCAGGCCAGAATGGTTTGGTAAGTTATAATTATGGGCACGGCTACCCTTAGCGGGGGAAAAGGCGATTCGTTACCGCCCTGCCAGGCCCACCCATCAGTAACGCTTAACCTAGAACGTAAGGTTGCCATGCACTATTTTAGTTTTCACATTGGGGACTACAAATCCCATACCCATCATCTTTCGTTAATGGAAGACTTGGCGTTTCGCCGCCTTTTAGATCATTATTACTTGCATGAGCACCCTATAAAGCAACGGGACATAGCCCGGCAAATTGGGATGCGTGATCAAGAGCAGGACGTTCTGACAGTCCTCAATGAGTTTTTTGTCAGCACAGACGCTGGGTTTATCAACCCCCGGGCGGACAAGGAAATTGCTGCCTACCGCCTCATGTCAGAGGCTGGTAAGCGAGGTGCCGACAAGCGGTGGGCAAAGCCAAGCGATAGCCCCCCTATAGCCCCCCCATCGCCACCCTTAACACCCCCTAATAGCAACCATGAACCATTAACCATAAACCATAAACCAATAGATACCAATATATGTCCACCTGACGGTGGCCTTGAGGT